TCGTTGTGGTTTTCGATACTATTTAAGCGAACTAAGGAAAGAATGGAATGGTCTAAAGACCTGTCCTGAGTGTTTTGAGACAAAACAGCCACAATTAGAGCCAAACCCACATGTTGCGGATCCAGAAGCATTGTATCAACCAAGACCAGATTTGGATATTGAAGCTGGTCAAGGTAGAGTTTATACTGTAAACAACAGTGATGTAGATCCAAATCAAGATGTAATTGGAAGTGCTTTTGATGGATTGGAAGGAACAGGAGAAACAGGAGATTTGACAATATCAACATGAGTTTTACTTACGCAACATTAAAAACAGCCATCCAAGATTACATGGAAAATGATGAAACGACATTTACCAATAATTTGGATGTTTTTATAAAGGATATTGAAGAAGACATCCTGAAAAATGTTGAGCTTTTGTCTTATCGAAAGAATGTAACTGGAACAGCAGCATCAGGAACTCCATATCTTGGAATGCCATCTGACTATCTTTCCGCTTTCAGCCTGGCGGTCATTAGCTCCAGTATTTATTACTATTTGCTTTTAAAACATCCTTCTTTTATGCGGGATTACACACCAAACGCTTCTACCACTGGTCGTCCAAAATATTATGCTCAATTTGACAATGACACGTTTATTATTGCTCCAACCCCAGATGAAAATTATACATTTGAGCTCCATTATTTTTATCGACCAGCTTCATTAACTGCTGGAGCTTCCGATGGCACTACTTATTTATCAACAAATGCTCCTAATACTTTATTGTCTGGATGTCTGTTGCAGGCAGCCTTGTTTATGAAGGTGGATCCTGCTGAAATAGCTGTTTATCAACAAAATTATGACAGGGAACTTGGACAGCTTAAAAATTGGGCTGAAGGCAGACAAACACAGGAAGAGTTCCGTTACGATAGAATTAGGCAACAAAGTCCTTAAAATCAAAAAATGCTTAATGGAAACAGTCCATCCAACAAGGATAAAACACTAAAAGGTAAAAAAGTTGCCATTGTTGCCATGGGCAAAAGTCAACTCGACTATCACCTGTCCATTAGCCATAGTAAAGAATACGACGAAGTTTGGGCGATTAATTCCATGTGTGCGGTTATCAAATCAGATCGAGTGTTTTTAATGGATCCTGTGTCCCGATTTTTTGAAACCAATGATGCTGGACCACAGACAAAAGTTTTGTGCAAAACATTGCCGAAATTAAAATGCCCTGTTTATTCTTGTGAATTGGACAAAAGAGTTCCAAGCCTTAAACTATACCCACTTGAAAAAGTAATAAAGGCAACTAATTGTGGTTATTTCAATAACACGATTGCCTATGCTATTGCCTTTGCTTTATACAAGGAAGTAGCACAAATCAGTCTTTATGGTGCAGACTTTAGTTATACAACCAATGTTCATTTTGGCGAGCTTGGAAGAGCTTGTTGTGAATTTTGGTTGGCTAAATGTATGACACAAGGAATTGATGTTTCCGTAGCAGCAACTTCGCCCATGTTGGACACAAATATTCCAGAGAAAGAAAAATTATATGGATACCACAGACTTGATAATCCACCTGTGGTATATTTAAAAGATGGTGAGCTTAAGGTAACTGAATTTGACAAGATACAGCCTGATGAAAAAGTGCCTTTTGGTGTTTCAGGAAGAAAAGACATTTCAGCCAGCTTAAGTCCACCAGAACCAGAGAAATACTGATGGAAACAGATCCTTTTGACATGTCCCTCGGTGATCTGGGAGTGAAAACAACACATGGCAGAGGTCATACATTTGCAGAAGTTGCAGAAATGGCTACTGATAAATTGATTTCGGTGAGTGACACAGCACCAGAACCAATTAGAGCGCAAGCCCATGCCTTTAAAAACAGATGTCGCTATATAATTGCATATTATATGAAAGAGGCTATTAATAACCATATTTGTACGATATGCAATCAATTGGAAGCGCAAGGTCATAAAGATCTGGCGAATATAATCAGGAGGCTATAATGGCTATAACTCAAGCAATGTGTACTTCTTTCAAAAGTGAGCTTATGCAAGCGGTACATAATTTTAAAGCTACTGGAGGAAACTCTTTCAAGCTCGCTTTATATACTAGCTCTGCGACTATGAGTGCTACTACTACTGCTTATAGTACAAACCAAGAAGCATCAGGAACGAACTATACTGCGGGGGGATCGGCTTTAACAAACATTGCCCCGACAACATCAGGAACCACAGCGTTTACCGATTTTTCTGATTTGACTTTTGGAACAGCTACCATCACTGCAAGAGGTTGTATGATCTATAATGATACAGCTACTGGTGATCCAGCAGTTGCAGTCTTTGATTTTGGTGGAGACAAAACCAGTACCGCAGGCAGTTTTACCATAACTTTCCCAACCGCAGACGCAAGTAACGCTGTTATTAGAATAGCGTAATTTAGCCCATGGCTAATATCACTGGCTGGGGTCGGAGTACATGGGGTTCTGGCACTTGGGGTGAACCAGTCGCTGTTGAACTTACTGGTTTAGCAGGGACAACCGCACTAGGTACAGAAACTGTTAGTGCTGCGGCAAATGTTGCAGTAACAGGACTTGCTGGTACAGGTGCTGTTGGTACAGTTGTTGCAACGGGTCAAGCCAATGTAACCGAAACAGGAGTCGCAGGAACCAGCGCATTAGCCAGTGTTACCCCTTCAGGCGCAGCCAATGTAACAGAAACAGGACTAGCGGGCACAGGTGCGGTAGGCACTGTACTCGCAGCGGGCTTTGCAATCACAGGAGTCAGTGGAACAGCTTCCACAGTTTCTCAAGGCGATGAAACAGTTACAGGCGCTGCTAATGTTTATCCAACAGGACTTGCGGGAACCAGTGCTTTAGGTAGTGTTGGCATTATTGGCAACAACATTATTGGTATTACCAGTGATGCGTTGACCTCTGGACTTGGTTCGCTGACCATTACTACGCATGTTGATATTGCATTAACTGGATTGGCTGGAACAGGCGGAATAAGCCAAATACTTGTTTGGGGAATTATTGACACTGATCAAGACCCAGAATGGGCAGCCGTTAGTGACACACAGGATCCAGAGTGGACAGACGTAGCAGCGTAGAGTTAGAATAAAAGATGAGTTATACTCATATAAATCGACGGAGGAAATAAGCATGGCGACTTATGTTAATGATTTAAGACTCAAGGAAATTGCTACAGGTGACGAATCAGGAACCTGGGGCACATCAACCAATACGAACCTATCGCTCATCGGGGAAGCAGTGAGTTATGCAACTCAAGAGTCTTTTTCCAGTGATGCAGACGTAACAACCACTGTAGCTGATGGCGCAGCAGACCCTGCTCGCGCTTTCTATTTCAAAGTAACATCAAGCGGTTCTTTATCCGCAACCAGAGTGCTCACTATTGCACCAAACACAATGAGTCGTGTTCAGATTATTGAAAACGCAACCAGTGGCTCACAAATCATAACCATCAAACAAGGAACTGGGGCTACTGTAAATATCCCCAATGGCGAAACCAGAATGGTTTATATGGATGGTGCTGGCAGTGGCGCAGCAGTAGTCGATGCACTGGCAGACATAAATATTGGCGGTAAACTTACAGTCGGTGTCGATGACACAGGATACGATGTAAAATTCTTCGGAGCTACTTCTGGGGCTTATATGCTCTGGGATGAATCCGCTGATGATCTGGTTTTAGCAGGTGCGGCAGGCTTAGATATTGCAGGAGATATAGATGTTGATGGCACAGCTAATTTAGACGTAGTAGATATTGATGGCGCAACTCAAGCAGATGGAACTATCACAGTTGGTGTCGATGACACAGGTTACGATGTTAAGTTTTTCGGAGCAACATCAGGTGCTTACATGCTTTGGGACGAATCGGCTGATGACTTAAAATTAGTAGGAGCTGCGGGATTAACTGTTGCTGGTGATGCAGATATTGATGGAACTACAAACTTAGACGCTGTTGATATTGATGGTGCTGTGCAAGCAGATGGAACTATTACAGTAGGCGTGAATGACACAGGCTATGACGTAAAATTCTTCGGGGCAACTTCAGGGGCTTATATGCTCTGGGATGAGAGTGCTGATGACTTGAAACTGGTAGGAGCAGCAGGGCTAACTGTTGCTGGTGATGCAGACATTGACGGAACGACTAATCTTGATGCTGTTGATATCGATGGAGCAGTACAACTAGACAGCACACTTACTGTTGGCGTGGATGACACAGGCTATGATGTCAAACTTTTCGGTGCTACTGCTAGTAAATATATGCTGTGGGATGAATCAGCAGACAGTTTAATTGTTAAAGATATTGTAGATGCAGTTAATTTTAAAGTTAATGGTGGTCAAGGTACTGACGGACAAGTTTTAACCTCAACAGGAAGTGGAGTAGCTTGGGAAGACGCTGCTGGCGGTGTAACAGGACTGACAGGTTTAGTAGAAAACAATTCAATCTGGCTTGGTAATGATCCAACATCAACTACAAGCACAGCAGAACAAAATGTTGCTGTAGGTACAACGGCTCTTGATGCCATAACGACTGGTGATAAAAATACTGCTATTGGCTATAACGCTCTAACCGCTAATACTACAGCAGATTTCAATGTCGCAATTGGTCGTGGTGCAATGACCACTAATACGACAGGGGCAGGCAATACGGCTGTCGGAACTGCTTCTCTGGATGGAAACTCAACTGGAAACTATAACACAGCCGTTGGTTATAATTCTTTGTTGACAAACAGCACTGCGGCAGACAACACAGCCGTTGGTTATAATGCTTTGTCTCTTAATACAACAACAGCAAATAATACAGCAGTTGGTAGATCAGCTTTAGCAAATAATGTAGCAGCAAATAATACTGCCGTTGGTAAAAGTGCTTTAGCTGAAAACACCACAGGCGTATCTAATACAGCAGTTGGTCAGAATGCTTTAAATGCAAACACTACATCTTCTTATAATACGGCAGTTGGTAAAGGTGCTTTAGCAGCAAACACCTCAGGAGGAGCAAATACAGTTGTTGGTGAAAATTCAGCAGTAGCACTAACTACAGGCACTGGTGTTACAGTTATTGGTAGAAATTCTTTAGCAGCAGCCACTACATCAAGTAATAATATCGCAGTTGGTCAGAATGCTGCTGTGTCCTTAAGCAGCGGTGAATATAATATTGCTATTGGTAATAATTGTATGTATGCCGTAGTTACAGGCGATAAAAATATAGGAATTGGTAATGATACTTTTACTCAACTGACAAGTGGCGCAGCCAATATAGCAATGGGTCGCTATACTTTGGATGCTTTAACGACTGGTAGTAATAATATTGGAATAGGTGCGCCTTCTTTGTCAGGAGTTACTACAGGTGATAATAATATTGGAATAGGTGTAGGTGCTTTAACAGCAAGCACTACAGCATCAGGTAATACTGCTGTTGGTCATAATGCTTTAACAGCAGATACCACAGGCGCATCGAATACTGCTGTTGGTTATCTTGCTTTAGATGCAAATACTACAGCTAGTAACAACACAGCAGTTGGAAACAATGCTTTAGGTGCTAACACCACAGGTGGCTATAATGTTGCATTAGGTGTTGAAGCAGGAGATAAAATTACCACAGGACAAACCAATATTTGTATTGGATATGGCGCAGATACATCTGCATCAAGCAGCGATAATCAAATAGTTATAGGACCTATAAACGGAGGTGAAAACAATCAATTTACTTTTGGAAAAGCATCTAATGTAGTTCAAAATGAATTTGATACTGATGCTAATTGGACTCGAACCTCTGATATTAGAAAGAAAAGAGATATTAAAGACGATACTTTAGGTCTTGGGTTCATTAATGATCTGCGTACAGTAACCCATAAATGGAAACCCTCTAATGAATTTCCTAAAGAATGGCAGGAATACAGCGAAGAAAACAACATGAACCTAGATGCAGTAATGCATGGAATGATTGCTCAAGAGGTCAAAGGGGCTTTAGATAAAGCAGGTGTAGATACTTTTACAGGATGGAAAGAAAGATCAGATGGCAGTCAAACAGTATCCAGAGAAATGTTTGTAATACCACTAATTAAAGCAGTACAAGAACTCTCGGCAGAAGTCGAGGCATTAAAACAACAACTAAACCAAGAGGAATAAAAAATGGCAGTGACTAAAACTTTAACAGTGGCAATCCCCTATAACAAGAGTAGCAAAGTCCAGCAATGGGATTTTACGATGAAGTACGAGGAAGGGGCTGATGCCACTTACTATACCTCGTCTTTCCAAACATCAATCCCAGCTACTGATCCAGTTACTGGTGCTGTGAATTTCACACCCAAGGCGGAAGCATCATGGACATTGGCTGAATTGACCTCTCTTTGCCCGACAAGCCAGTGGGATAATGTGTTTGCGAGTCAATACGACAGCGTAATTACCAATCCGCCTGATGATCCTGTGCCTGATCCAAGTTACGTTATTCCAAGCTAGTCATGGCTGAAGCAAAAGAAAATGTGGTCTTTCTGGACGACAAGGAAGTCAAGGTAGCTGATCTTAGTGATGAGCAAAAATACCTCCATTCACAGGTTATTGATTTAACGAACCAGAAAGCAAGGATTACCTTTCAATTGGATCAGGTAAACGCCTCACTGAAGGTTTTTAAAGATGCTTTTGTCAAATCAACCAAGGAAAAAGCGGAAGAAGTTTTAGCTGTTGACAATGGCTGACGAGGACATAAAGGTAGAAGTACATCCATTGCCTTCAGTGTTTCTTATGGAAACACAGATGCCAGAGAAAATGGTCAATGACCTTAACACTTATTTGGACGATTTGTTGAAACAGGATGATCGTGAGTCCTTGGCAGGTACGTTAGTAGGGCAAATCCATCGTGGTGAACAACTGAACATGGACCCAGAACATGAATTGTTACAGGAATACTGCCAGTTTGTAACAGGTTTGGGGGCTTCGTATGTGAATACAGTGATGGAACAAACAGGACACGCCTTGGAAAAGCCGAGGCAAGTGGGAATAGATGAAGTCTGGTCGGTGCATAGTTTTGAAGGTGATTACAACCCGATCCACGATCATGGCACGAAAACCATTATGGGTATATCAACAACAGCGTGGACAAAAGTGCCACAGCAGATATTGGACCAACCGACAGCAGGATCACCGCAATACAGCAAATACAATGATTCTGGAGCCTGTGATGGCTATTTGGCGTTCAGTTATGGGCGCAACCAGATCATGGATGTGGAGCGATTGCGACCCCCACAGAGCGCAGAAGTGCAACCACAGGTAGGAAGGCTATTCGTTTTTCCATCGTGGTTACAGCACATGGTTTATCCTTTCTTCGGGAAAGGTGAACGCAGGACAGTGGCATCGAATCTTAACTGTTGGGAAGTGCAAGAACAACCAGCGACATGAGCAAGTTGTCGGTAGCACAAATTAACGCAAAGATTGAGGCTCACGAAGCGGTCTGTGCAGAGCGTTGGCTTGAGATCATTAACAGGGTAAAAAGGGTGGAACATTTTATTGTTGCCACATTGATTACTCTGGTAATAGGGATGGCTGGAATTATATTCGGGTCATAAATTTTAACAACCGAGGGAAATTATGGGTACTTTAGTAAATATTGTAACTCTTATTATGCTTATTGTTACTGGCGCAAGCATTATTGCTGCGATTACACCTACGCCAAAGGATGATAAATGGATAGGTAAACTTTATAAGCTGATTGATATTGCTGCATTAAATATTGGAAAAGCCAAAGATCGAGGAAACTAGGATCATGGATGGAGCAATTATATAAAGACGGAAAAATATCTGAAAAGGAATATAGCAATTATGTTTTTTACAAAAAAGGTTTTTGGATATGCTTTGCATACGTCTTATTCGATACACTTAGAGCCTATGGCTTGTTGTAAGAATGTATGAGTACCAATGCGAAGTTAAAAGGATAGTTGATGGGGACACTGTAGATGTCATCATCGATTTAGGGTTTTCTATACATTTTTCTACCAGAGTCCGTCTTTACGGAATCGATACCCCCGAATCACGCACACGAGACAAGGATGAAAAAGTCCGAGGCTTTTTAAGCAAAGATTATTTAAAAGAATGGCTTGACCAAGGTGGCGTTATCATTCGTACCTATAGGGATAAAAAAGGTAAGTTTGGCAGGGTGCTGGGCGAAATGGTTGTTGGGGGGCGTAACATCAATTTACTCATGGTTGAAGAGAACCTTGCTGTTAAATACGAAGGGCAGAGCAAGGACGACATAAAGAAAGAACATCAGGTTAATCGGGAGAAGTTGATTGAGAAGGGGATTTTTGACCCAAGTGAAGTATGATGAAACGCTTGTTGGGCATATCTGGAATAGTTTTCTTCTTTGCCTTGTCGAGTACCTTTACTACGATTCGGGCAGAGCAAACAGGTGACTGTACTGCTGGTACTGAGTTTTGTGAACAGAACTCGTTAGCGACCACAAATACCACGACTACTACAAATACCAATACGAACACCAATACGAACACTAACACGAACACAAATACTAATACGAATGCCAATACGAACACCAATACCAATACAACCACTACGACATCTACTGGTACAAATACTAATACCAACACAAATACAAATGCGAATACAAACGTAAATACCAGCACAGCAACAAATACCAACACCAATGCCAACACGAATGTAAATACGAGTACCGCAACGAATACAAATGCGAATACAAACACCAATACTTCGACAGCGACCAATACGAATGCCAATACAAACGTAAACACCAATACCAGTACCAGTGCGAACACGAACACAAACAGCAACACGAATGTAAATACGAATACATCCAATGTAACCTCGAACTCAACATCGAGCACAAACAACACAAATACAAGCACGAGTGCTAATACGAACACTAATACCAATAACAATACCAGCACCAGTACGAACACAAACACCAACAACAATAATAATACGAGCACAAGTACCAGCAGTAATACCAACAACAACACAAACACCAGCACCAGCAACAATACCAATACTTCGACAAGCGATAACACGAACACCAATAACAACACCAATGTGAATCAGTCCACATCTGATTCCAATGTGAAAACAGACAATAAAAATGTTAACGAGAGCACTTCAACTTCTGATAACACCAACCGAAACATTAATGAGTCGAAATCTGAGCAGACGATAAACCAGAATATTAAACAGGAAGCACCGCCAGCTTCAGCAATAGCACCGAGCATCATGTCCTATTCACAGGACTTGTGTACTGTTGGCAGAAGTGGAGCGTTTCAGGGACAGGTGTTTGGTCTCTCAGGAGGCAGGACAGTGGTGGATGAGAATTGTGAACGCCTAAAATTATCCAAATATCTTTACGATATGGGCATGAAAGTAGCCAGTGTTGCGTTGCTTTGCCAAGATGTCAGGGTTTTTAAAGCAATGGAAATGGCAGGAACGCCTTGTCCATATAATGGAGCCATTGGTGATTCTGCGAAAACTGCTTGGGTAGCCAACATAGAAGACAGACCCGATGCCAAAGACCATAGCAAGAAACTAAAGAAAGAGAACAAGAAGGTTAGGGATAAAGCCAAAGGCAAAACGGATATGCAAAGAAAAGTAAAAGAAGGTTATTCATACTGGAGGGCTTACTGGAGAATGTGCAAACATGAAAAGAATCCTAATGGCTCTTTTAAATCCAAAAAGGAATGTAGGATAGAATATGCAAGGGTTTCTTCTTAGTCTGCTTCTTTTTGTTTCGGTTTCACAAGTAGAAGCTGATTATGTTTATGAAGCGAGCCAACCCTTATACGACTTACAAACCAATTCAGCAGGGTCTACAGGGTTAGGATCAAATGATGATTCAGTATCGGCAGCCTTTGACTTAGGCTTTACCTTTACCTTTTATGGTAATGACTTTACTCAAGCAAGAATGGCTACCAATGGCTGTCTGCATTTTAACCTGACAGGCAGTTATTGTGGGGATTACACCCCCGATCCACTCCCTCAATACACCAATACTTTATTTCCATTCTGGACTGACCTCATAAAAGACGGTGGTTCAGCCATGAGAGCCAAAGCCTTTGATGATTACACCATTTTTGGCTGGTATAAGATGCGGGAATACAATCGTGCTAATTCTGATAATAGTTTGGAAGTCTGGTTGTATCCTAATAATACTTATGAGTTCCGTTATGGCGAACTGGATATTATTAGCCATGATGTTTTAATAGGCGAACAGGGCAGTACCTCACAGATTTACACCTACCATTTCTTTGACGAGTGCAGTACAGGCACTACCAATGTATCTGGAACTTGTGTAAGTTACGACTGGAACTCCAGCAGTAATGCGGTGAATACTTTACTGGAAGGCGGTGGCTCTTTGTATGGGGATGGTACAGATCAATCGTTGTGTGCAACAGTTCCTTTAACTTCAGTCAACTGTGCTGGTTATGCCGTAGCTTATTTTAATCAACAGTGTGATTTAAGTGCTTTATACGATGATGAGTGTACTGGCTACGCTGCTGCTTATTTGTTGCAACAATGCAATCTGGATATTTTCTATTCGGTAAATTGTGTTGGCTATGCTAATGCACTGTTTGACAGTGAATGCGATGACGACCCTCAGTTTTCTCCTTCTTGTCCAGGCTATTTGTTTGAACAATCGGCTGCCTACTTTGTCGAAGAACAATACGACTATGGCTATGAGGAATTTGATTATTACGAAGAAGACTATTTTGTTTACGAAGATGAAAGTTTAGGGACTGTAGGGTATGAAGAAGTTTGGGACGATGACCCTTATGCCAATATGGAATTTACAGATGCAGAGTGGTATGAAATTGACTTAGAAGAATTTGGACAAGAGCAGGTAGATGAGTGGTATGGAGCAGAAGTTTCGTTTGATGATGAGGGTTTGATTGTTTGGGAGGATTCTGCTTTAAGCGATTGGGATGAACTCGATATGCAAATGGATGAATACGATGAGTTCGTTGAAATCTATGAAGAAGTTTACTACGAAGAAGAGTATTTTGATCCAGTTTATGAAGAAGAATTTGTAGAAACGCTTTACATCGAAGAAGAATACATTATTTATGAAGAGCTTTATGAAGAGCCTATAGAGGTTGCTTTTGAGTATGAACCCGAATATGAAACGCCATTACTGGAAGATGTGCTCATGCAAAACTTTGAGCATGAGCAGATTGTAGAAGTTTTTTATGAAGAAGAGCCAGAATTTCTTGAGTTTGAAACGATAGAAGAACTGGATGAATGGTTTGAAGAGGAAATGGAAGAAGAGCAACTTGCCGAAGAAGAAGTCATAGAGGAAGCAATAGAAGAGTCTATTGAAGAAGAACTGCTGGCAGAAGAAAGGGAAGAGCTCGAAGAAGCTATAGAGGAAGAAGAATTTGAAGTGGTTGCCAGAGAAGATAACAAGGGCGATAAAAGAGAAATGCAACTGAATGTGGTTGCCAATACTGTGCGAACAGCGACCAATAGTATGAGTGGGACTACATCGGGTACATCCATGCAATCTACAGGCAATTCTGTGGCTTCTGGAGGCGTTTCTAGCCCTACTGCTACTGCGGTAGCCAGTTCCGCTTCGGGAGGCGGTATGAGCATATCCAGTTCTCCCAGTATTTCAGCACAGTTTACATCTGCTACAGCGCAGACACAGACCCTTTTGGATATGAGTTCAGTAGCTTCAACAGGAGGCTCAATGTCAACTGACATGGGTTCGTTTGATTCAGGAATTACCTCTGTTGCATCAGCAGATACATCTCTTTCGGCTGATATGGCTTCGGTTGATTCTGGTTCCACTGTAGAGGTTGGAGCTTCGGTAGAAACAGAAGTTGCCTCTGGAGACACAGAAGTAACTGTTGCAGACACAGGGAGTTCGGATACAGCATCTGGTTCTTCTGGCACAGTATCTGTCAGTGTTGTTCCCATGCAGACATTTGATGGTTCACCACAGGTGGTCATGGCAGAAGTACAGGTACAAAATATGCAGGGAGAGATCGACACAGCCATTTCAGGAGTGATGACAGCCAGTGAAGCGGATCAGGTTGCAGATAAAATCATTGCCCAAAACATAAAGGAACAGCAGGAAGAACAGGAAGCAGAACAGCAACAAACAGGGCAATATGCCGACTCAACTACGCTGATTGCCTACATGGGTTATGTGCCTGGATTCAATGCCTACAGTCAAATACAGTTGCCACAAGCCTCCGCTTGGTATGAACCAAAAACAATTTATGGTAATGTATCCATATCGGATAATGTGCAGGCATTTTATGGAATGTATGCAGACAGTCTGAATGGCATGAACAATTTAATTAATATGCAACCAAAACTATAGGGAGCTAAAATGGACTGGTTTCAATCTAAAACAACACAATTGATTGCTTTGGTTTCTATTGTAGGAACACTAGCAGGGTTTGGTTACACAGGCGCAACCTATGTCAACAGGCTTGAAAATCTTGAAGCCAAGATAGGCGGGATTGTAGAAACAGAAGATGCACAGCAAGCTATTGAAGAACGCTTTGCAGGAATAGAGACCTCTGTTGAATTTGTCAACAAGACAATTGATGAGAGTTTGCTCGTTTGGATTAAAGAAGCACAGGACAATGTTTCGGCTATTCAGGTAACAGTTGGAAAGCTGGAGTCCGATATTGAGAACATTGATATTCCCGATATTGAGCCTCTGCAAGAGAGTATATCAACAACAAACGCAAGTATTGCTGGGATTAAAGCCAGCGTTGATGCGATCTATGCAGATGTTCAATCCCTTAAAAATAAAAGTGATAACCCATTAGCACAGTGAGGCGATTATGAGCGATGAAAATTACCCAAGCGGAAGATTCGGTGGCGACATGGACAGGAATGAAGTTGAGATTGATCTCAATAAATTCATGGCATTGTTGCAGGAAACAGCAGAACTTAAAGACAAGATCAGGGATTTGGAGGATGTAACCAAAGCCAACCCTTATCAAAAAATTATTTTTGTAGCCGAGGCAGTAGACAGTTGGCGGATATTCCCCAGAATTTTTCTGTGCGTTTATATCTTTTTGCTTTATTACGCAACCATGTGGTTTATGAATTTACCAGACCCAACCTTTGAGCAGTCTGGATTAATCAGTATTATTGTTGGTAGTTTCGCAGCCTGTTTCGGACTTTATGCAGGAAACTCCAATGCAGCTAAGAAGAATAAGTAATAAAGGAGGCTAGTATGGCTATAGGTTTAAGCAAATGGTTCAAGGCGACCTTTCTTGGTCTTGAAGAAAAAAGAGTACGCACCAGAGATAAAGACGGCAAATATGTTGGTGACGATAAATCCACCCCTGATGTCAATGAGGCTTATACTACTATTAATGTCCGTAAAAGTAACATAAAGAAGGCACAGGAAAGAAGACTTAAAAGACGCAACATTAAATGAAGCTCGCTGTTTTCTTAGGGGTAATGCTGTTGCTGACGATTTCTGCTTTTGTGGGTTATCGCATGATTGTGGTAGCCGAGATAGAAAAATTGGAACTAGCCTTGCAAACAGCACTCAACAATCAACAGGTGCTTGAGAATACAGTCAAGCAACAAAATGACCAGATTGTGCAAGCGTTGGAAAGTGCTAAGAAAACCCAGCAACAAATCCAGAGCTTGAATACACGCTATAGCGAATCACAGGCACAGGTAACAAATTTGAGAAATAAGTTTGCCAATCACAATCTTGAGGGCATGGCATTAGCCAAGCCTGCGTTATTGGAGGGCAAGATCAACAAAGCCTCTGCCAGAGTGTTGGAAAACTTAACTGTAATAACAAATCCAGAACAATTTAATGAAGAACTTGCTGATACTGCTACTGCTGCTGTCAATTAATGGTTGTACCTCTTTCTCTCTTTTTGGAGAAAGAAAAGCGAAAACTATGGCACCAGAGACAAAGCCTGTGGAAGTTGTCACTGTTACCAGAACTGCGCCCATTTACCATCCACCATTGCCAGAGCCGATTGAATCTTCGGGAATAGAATGGCGGATACTTTCTCCTGATATAATGCAACAATATCTTGAGAGTGTGGAAGCAGGAGAAGAACCAAGAGTAGCGTATTATGGGCTAACGAGCCAAGGTTATGAGAATTTAAGCATGACTATGGGGGAAGTTACCAGATATTTGGAACAGATACTGCATATTGTAGGTTATTATCGGGAAATGGATGAAGAAGAAGAGGATACTAAATAAATGCCATTAGCAAAATACATTTTAAAACCAGGGATAAACCGAGAAGGAACTGATTATAGCAATGAAGGCGGTTGGTTTGATGCTAATTTAGTTAGATTCAGAAAAGGATTACCTGAAAAAATAGGTGGATGGGAAAAAATTAGCACAAATACCTATCTTGGCACAGGCAGAGCTCTTCATGCTTGGGTTGACTTAGAAACCTCAAAATATCTTGGGGTGGGAACAACCTATAAATATTACATTATGTTTGGTAATGCATTTAATGATGTAACACCAATTCGAGCTACCACATCTGCTGGAGATGTTACGTTTTCCGCAACCAATGGAGATGCAACTCTTACAGTTGCTGACACTGCACATGGTGCAGTTAAAAATGATTTTGTTACTTTTAGCGGTGCTGCTACTTTAGGTGGTTTAATTACAGCCAATGTATTAAATCAAGAATATCAGATAGCTACTATTGTTAATGCCAATAGCTATACAGTTGAAGCTAAAGATACAGATGGCGATACAGTGACTGCAAATAGTAGTGATAGTGGCAATGGCGGTTCCAGCGTAGTTGGAACATATCAGATCAATGTAGGTCTGGATGTTTATGTTGCATCATCTGGATGGGGAGCCAGCCCATGGAGTGATGGAACTTGGGGATCTACAAGCTCAATAGCAGAAACTAACCAGCTAAGAATTTGGACACATGATAATTTTGGAGAAGACTTGGTTATTAACCCAAGGGCTGGCGGAATTTATTATTGGGATAAAACCAATGGCGTGACAACAAGAGCTGTAGCTTTTTCTAGCTTAACAGGCGCAAATTTAACCCCAACAAAATCGTTACAGATTTTAGTAAGCGATATTGATCGTCATATTATTTGTTTGGGAGCTGATCCTTTAAACGCAGGAGGAACTGCCAGAACAGGAAGTTTAGATCCGATGTTTGTTTGTTGGTGTGACCAAGAAAATGCTGCGGAATGGGAGCCAAAAACAAATAATACAGCAGGTTCTTTAAGGCTTTCGGCAGGATCTTTGATTATTGGTGGCATTAGGGCTCGACAAGAAACACTGATTTGGACAGATACATCTCTTTATTCGATGACTTTTGTTGGATCCCCTTATGTATTCAGCATCAATTTAATCAACGAAGGCATTGGTCTTATAGGACCGAAAGCAGCAATAAACGCTCCAAGTGGTGTTTTCTGGATGGATTTGAAAGGATTTTATTTTTACAACGGATCCATTTCCCCGCTTGCATCTTTAGTGCATGATTATGTGTTTAGTGATTTGAATATTTCCCAAGCCTACAAAGTATTTGGGTTTTTGAACAAGGCTTTTGATGAAGTTGGCTGGTTTTATCCATCAAGTAGCTCAACTGAAATAGATCGATACGTTGTATATAATTATGTTGAACAAACTTGGGTAATTGGACAATTGGTTAGACATGGATGGCTTGATGAAGGCATAGAAGACTTCCCTAGAGCTACTGGCACAGACACCAGCAACTATGTTTATAAACATGAAACTGGCAACGATGCTGATGGATCTCCAATGGATAATGTATATATCGAATCCAGCACCATGGATATAGGAGAAGGAGACTATTTCAGCTTTATTAGGCGCATTATTCCAGACATTAGGTTTACAGGATCAAACTCAGGCGCGGTTATGAACATTGTTTTAAAGAAAAAAGACTGGAATGCGGAAAGTTTGACTACTTCTTCAACCACATCAGTGACATCTTCGACCAACAAAATAAATACCAGGGCGAGAGGAAGGCAAATGGTTATAAGGTTTGAATCAGATGATGATAATACAGCAGGTTTGCGCGAAGGTTTGGGATTTCGTGTGGGAGCTACAAGGATGGAAATCAGACCTGATGGCAAAAGATAATGGCAAAATTGCTGGAAACGAGGTTGCCGACAGCAGTTGATGAAGTTGATCCACAGACTTTTAACAGGATGGGACGCATTTTAGAGCTTAATTTAGGCACTTTTGACCCCACTTCCACTCCACAATACACAGATACAGAGCAAAATCAGAACCAATTTAACGCTGGAGATGTTGTCTGGAACACAAGCTCTGGCAGTTTGGAGCTCTATGATGGTAACAAATGGCATGAAATATATGCGCCATCCCGCAACGGAGTGGGCGCAACTGGCTCTATTGGAACAGTAACAATAGTAACGAATGGAGCAACAGCGATAGAGATTTAAGACAATTTTATGATAATATCTATAATAAGATGGCAGAGACAACACTAACCCTTCCAAGTTCGTTGGACAGTGGAATCATGGGGTCAATCCCCATTGATTCTGGTTCTGGCATCTTAAACCTGCCAGAAGCAACCGATAAATTGGCTAAAATGGGCAGAAAAGGCGATGTTTACATTGCCCATCTGTCAGAAGGTGAAACTATTGTTCCCTTGGGAGTGTTTGACAAAAACCCAGAAGCCAAGGAATTATTGTTTAAATCCATAAGGGAACTTGGTTTCGAGCCAGAACAATTTATTGTTGGCAACAAGCTCAACTCCATCAATCCCGAAACTGGCTTGCCTGAATTTGGCATTGGCAGTTTTATTAAGCGTCTGGTTAAAAAAGTAGCACCGATTGTCGGTACAGTTGTCGGTTATATGTATGGCGGTCCTATGGGCGCAACCATAGGAAGAACTCTCGGTGGCAAGGTTAAAGGAGAATCTTGGGGAGATGCTTTGCGAAGAGGCATTACCACAGGTGGCATGATTTATGGCTCCAATGCTCTCTTTGGATCAAATCCAATTCAGTGGGGAGCAGAAAAATGGGGCGCATCCACATTGCCTGGGTCTCAATGGGCTTCTTCAACTTTAGCAAACACAGCAGCCAGACAAGGAATGTTTGGCTTGGGTCTGCCAGCAGCACAAACATTGCCAGGCGCAGGTGGCACACCACAGGCTGCCCCGAAAGAAGGACTAGGCATGGGAGGTAGCTATTCACAGGGCGTAGCAGACGCTTTGGGCACAGGAACACAAGTAGCAGGAACAGGAGCAGGAACAGAAACACCATGGTGGAAAAGCCTGTTTATGGAAGAAGGGAAGTTTTCACCAAGCAGAACGCTTGGAACTGTAGGTATTGGCGGAGCTCTTTTGGGCGGTATGGCTCAAGAAGAAGACACAGGACAAGGAGAAATGGAGCCTACAAAATACCAAAATTACTTAGAAGCTGTTGCTAACGCAGAAGCCAGAGGCTTGCAATATGGAGACTTGGGCTATCCGACACCAGAACAGTTTGGCGTTTACAAGCCACCAGCACATGAGCTGATGGGTGGATTGTTTGGTCCAAGTGTAGCTAATAAAGATTACTATGATTATGTTGATTACTGGAAGAATGCGCCATCTGCCAACTTATTTTCTGATCTCAAAGGAACCAATGAAGGTGGCTATATTGAAGGACCAGGAACCGAGAAAAGCGACAGTATTCCAGCGCTTTTGAGCGATGGAGAGTTTGTTTTTACCGCAGATGCGGTAAGAGGTGCTGGAAATGGAGATAGAAGACAGGGAGCACGAAAGATGTATAATATGATGAGACAATTTGAACAGGTAGCTTGACATGGCAGAAACCACCACCCAGATAGTAAAACAAGGCGTTTCCGAAGCCATTGAGCCATATCAAAGGCGACTTTTAGAAAGCGCTTGGCTTAGAGCTGGAGTTCCACTCTATGCTGGAATTACCCCAACTGGACTTCCACCACAAATACAAATAGCTGGCTTGAGCCCGATGCAACAGGAAATGCTTGCTTATGGCAGGTCTGGCATCGGTGGTTGGCGACCTTATATACAAGGGGCTGGAAGAGGATTATCTCAAGCACAAAGGATGACTCAACCACAATTGGATATGATACAAGCTGGCAGAGGATTTTTAGGGCGTGGTGGCAGGCAATTTGGTAGAGCTGGTCAATATGTTGGACAAATGGGAGGCGCTTTAGGGCGATCCTTCGGAATGCCTGGGCGAACAGCAAGAAGTTATCTGGCTGAATCCACAGGTCGATTTGATCCAAGATCAGCACAAAGATACATGAATCCCTATACACAAAATGTTGTCAATCAAACTTTGGGAATGATGGAAGAACAAGGAGATGTGCAACGTAGAAGACTTAGGGATGAAGCGTTAAGGTCTGGTGCTTTTGGTGGCTCCAGAGCTGGTCTTGCCAGAGCAAAACTGGAAGGCGAGCTACAGGAAGCAAAAGCCAGAGCAATTGCACCGATGTACCAACAAGGCTACTCACAATCATTACAGGCTGCGATGCAAGAACAAGCCAGAAGAATGGGCGCTCTTTCAGGCGCAGCAGGACAGGAAGCACAGCTCGGAACCGCAGCGACTGGCACTTTGGGACAACAAGCCCAATTAATGGCTGGATTGGGCGGTGCTTACGGAGATTTAGCAACAAGATATGGCGGTTTGGCACAACAACAAAGAGGCGCTCAAGCTGGAACTGCATCTTTGGCACAACAATTGGCACAGCTCGGACAGTCCAGACAAGGCATGTTTGGTCAGGATATTGGTCTTATGAGCCAAATGGGAGGTCTTGAGCAACGACAAATGCAAGCTATATTGGATGCCCAGAGAGCCATGGCACAGGAAGCAGCAGGCGAGCCCTTTAAAAGACCACAATATTTTGGTGATATTTTGGCGGGTGTCCCAAGCGGTCAAACCAGCATGGCAACAATGACCCAGCCGAGTGCAAATCCATTTGCCCAAGGATTGGGAGCAATCATCAGTGCTGGTGCGGTTATGAACCCATGGGCACAAAACAAACAGAATCCTCTTGGCTTTGGCAGTGGCTACGCTTTTTCATAAACCATGGCGATCAATAGATCCATATTAAACCGACCCATGATGCGAGCACCGCGCAGGAATGCTAGTGGTGTAGGCATTACCAGTGGGTTACTCCCTGTCAGGAGACAGTTTGGCTCTCCTCCTATGGGTGAAATTGACATGGGCATCCACAATATGCAACCACAAGGACCGATGAACATGGGCGCACCAAGCGGTCTTAATGCCAGCTTTACATCAATGATGGATCCAAGTGGTGGTGGCGTTCCAAACATGGGTGGTACATCAATAATTCCTCAAGGAACAGATATTGGTCAAATGGGACTTGATGTTGGTGGACAACAGCAAGCGCAAGAGCAAGTAGAACAGGATGAAATGGCTAAGAATATTAGTAATAAATCTGAGGAAATGAATAAAGCTATAGAAACAGGGGATTTTAGAGCTATGTTGAGCGCATTAGGGTTTAATTTTGATCTTTCTTTTGCGAAAGAAGTGGAACAAGAAAAGGATGTTTTAGCACAGGTGTTGGGCATTGATGACGATGAAGGCAAAATGCGACCCGAAATGGCTGACTTCCTGATGGCTCTTGGAGCCAGTTTGATGTCTAACAAGTCTGGTTCTGGCATGTCTGGAGCGTTTTCTGCGCTTGGTGAAGCTGGAATGAAAGCATTACCAACACTCACTGCTGGCAGGAAAGAGAAAGAAGCCCTTGAAAAACAAATTGCGTTATCTGCCTATAGCACTGTATCAGCCAGAAGAGCAGCAGAAGCACAACATACTAGAGATCTTGAATTAAAAGGTCTTGATGTGGACATGAAACCTTGGACTGATAATGAAGGAAATATTGTAACTGTAAATGAAAAAATGCCTGTAATGGGTGAGGGTAGCTCAATACTTGGATACGAACAAGCAGCCAAAGGTGGTTTTAAACCACAGAAAGGTGGCACTAACTTTAATGTAAATATGGGAGAAGGCTCAGAAGGTGGCATAAAAAGACTTGCCAATAATGTTTGGGATGGAGCAATAATAGAATCAGACAGCTCCATAGCTGAAGGAAACCTACAACTTATCGATCAATTTTCATCCTTGCTCACCGACATTCCAGAAGCTGGATTGGGACCAGCTTCTAGGTTCTTAACCAGTGTGCAAGCTCTTGGTAAACAAATGGGCGCTGATAGCCTTGTCAGACAAATGAATGAAAACTATGGTGAGCTTGGTCCAAAACAAGCCATAGAATCACTCACCATGGCGTTTGTGTTACAAAAAATTCAACAAACAAAAGGTGCTATTTCCGAAAGAGAAATGGCTGCTTTTGAAAGAGCTTCACCAACTCTTCTTGCAAGCAAGCAGGGCAACCAAATCCTGTTGGCTTTGATGAGAAGAAAGGAAAACTTGGAAATAGCTTATGCTGATTCGGTTACTAATTTAATGACGGATGTTATCGATAAATTGTCCAATCCAAATCTACCGAGAGCAGAAAAAGCACAACTCAATAATCCAGCCTATCTCAAAAAGCTCCTGAGAGAAAACAAAATGAATTTTCAAAATGAGCAAGAAGAAGATGGAAACTTTAAGAACAGATTATGGAACCAAGAGTGGGAAACCCAGCTTGAAGCAATAAAACAAGGTCTTGGTGGTGTTGATTTAGAAACATACAATCGATTGAGTGCGGAACAAACAAGAGGAAGACAAGAATTGCTTAATAGAGAAAACGCCCTCTTGTCCACTTCTTCAAAAAGCACAGGAAATATAACAATGAGCAATATGCCTGACCTTGCAACCATAACCGACGAAGATGAGCTTTTTGATCTAGCAGACAGAACAAATGACAGAGAAGCTATAGAAGCAATCGTAGCTCGTATAACTGAGCTGAGACAATAACAATGGCAGAAGATCGATTAGCAGAATTACAAAAAAAAATTGCGGAGCTGGATAAAGAAGACCGCGATCTTTTTAGAAGACATGTTGTTACAGGGCTTTTGTTTGATCCAGACATGGAGCTTGATGTTATCGCTGGAAGAATGTTTCCAGAAACAGAAAATCCAAGGGATGTTCATGGCTATGATCGTGACTCAGAAGGAATTTATTATTTTGATCCAGAGACAGATGAAAAAAGATATGCTACAGGATCTGGCACAGATGAAAATTTTGGTGATTGGATAGACAGGCAACTGGGTCAAAACCTGATCCCAGCAGGTCAATTGGGAAGCGAAATATTTGGCGGTTTAGCTGGCATTAAAGCTGGAACCAAGGTAGCTCAAAAAGGCGCTCAATTTATACCACGCCCAGTAATAAAGGCTGGGGTTACATTGTTGTTGGAAATGCTTGGTGGCTATGTAGGAACAAAACTTTCTGGAAGAACCATGTATGAAGCAAGCGAACTCATTAATAATTTGGTATTGAATGGAGATCCGCAAGACATGGAACAAATATTGAAAGATCTTGAAGTCAGTGGTCGGTGGGGAATGATCCCATTTGGTGGTAAGTCAATGAAAATGGTAATCGACAAGTTTACTGGCAGGGGAAAAATACTGGAAGAAATACTCAAAAGAGCCGAAACCCCAAACCAGTTGCAAAAGGAAGCTACGCAAAGAGGAGTTGCACTAACTTCTGCGGAAGCAGATGAGCTTTGGAAAGCTGGAAATGATATACAGTATTATCTGAGTAGGCAACCAGGCACTGAAGTGGTGAACTTTTATCGAAGTCGATCTCAAGATGTCACAGATATGGTTTATAATTTTGCTGACGAGTTGCTTGCAGCAGGAAAGGTTGCTGACCCACAGGAAGCTATTACGAGAGCGTCCAAAAAAGCCCTTGATATTATGAAACAAAAGCGCAAAACAAGGGCTGGAAGAATATATGAAACAGTTTTTAAAACAGCAGATGATGTTGATATAGCTCCTTTTATCAATCAAATAGATGACATGATTGCCAGTGGCAAATATGGAAACCCAGGCTCTGCTGTCAATAAAAAGCTGGCTGCCATCAAAAAACAATTTTTTGATGTAAATGGAAACCCAATCACCGATTTTGAAACCCTGCATAATTTACGGACAACTGAGCTCGGAAACGTGTTGGATAAATTACAGGGTGGCAACCAAAGAAATTTAATGAAAGAAGTGACTAAAGTTAAAAACAACTTAACCGAACTGTTGGATAATGTGCATGGAGATTATAGTTTTGCTAGGGAAGTTTTTGATCCAACCAGAGCGCCAGCGCTTAGAATTGAGAATAGCTTGATTGGCAACTTGGCAAAAGTCGGAACCGATAAACAAGCTGTTAATGCTTGGAAGGCATTGTTTGATCCAAAGCTGTCAGCAAATTCTGCACAAAGATCAAAAAGGGTTTTGCAGGCAGTTGATCCTGTAGCTTGGCAGAATATTAAGGCTTTTTGGCTAAAAGGACAACTCGATGACTCCATGAGAATGGCAATTGGAGCCGAAGTTGGCGGTGGTCAAGCATCATTTGCCAACAAATTAATGAACCAAAGAGGGCAGAAAGTCATTAATGCAATGTTTGAGCCACAAGAAGTGGAAGCGCTCAATAAGATATTGGAGATAACCAGAGCATCGGCAAGGATCCCAAGATCTGGATCACCAACACAACCATTAATAAGAACAGGTGAAGAAATAATATCAGATTTGTCAGCCGACGCTGGAAGGCTTGGGCTGGCTTTAAAAAATACTTTGGAAAGAATAACAGGTGGCTTGTATAGCAACACCGCATTAAGCAACAGACAATTGAAACAATTGGGAAGTTATGAAGATCAGTTAATCCAAGCGCTGTTTGATCCTGATAAACTTAAAACTTTGCAAGAAGTGCTACAACATAAAGGCATTTTAAATTATGTAATACCACAATCTCTACTGAGAGGTGGCGCTGAAGGCGCAGAAGAAGGATACGAATTTTTTACAGGAGAAGAAGCGCAAGCAACAGAGCCACCATCACCAGTGGAAACAACAATGAACATGCCACCACCATCTCCAATGTCCAGCATGGCTCCAGTGGCTGGATCCTTGCCCCTGATACAACAAAACCAGCCGATGATGGCTGGTTCTGATGCTCTCAAAGAGTTTGAAATGAGGAAGCTGGCTGGGCTGGTTTAATCCCCTAGTTTTTTAAATTTTTTAGCAACCTTTCCTTGCTTGGTTAAAGTTGATTGATATTCCAAGGCTTTTCTTTTCATTGCACGGAAAGCCTCTTTTGTGGAGTTCCCTTCCTCATCTTGTGGGTATCTTTTGCTTTTGCCGCCCAAAGAAACGACTGAGGAGCCATATTTTTCAAAACTAAGCTCAAGTTTAGGTTCAGAGCTTTCAACTCCATTCACAGATATAAAGTATGAATCTGTTTCTGTAATTGCATCAATCTTTCTCCATCCAGCTGGTTCGTAATGTGCAGGGATGTTGATACCTTCATCCCAAATGTAATCGCCTTTTTTGAGTTCTGAATTTAAAACAAATAACGAGTTACTAAAAAACTCAGCAGTTGCTTTGCCTTTTTTAGTAAGAGTTACGCAACGACCACCACATTTAAAGCAGACATATCCATCTCTTGGGTTGAAAGAATACTCCCCTGATCCACCACATCTGCTACAAGTTTCTTTTTCAAACTCTGTCATTGCCATCATCCACCCCCTAGTTTTTCTAAAAGTTTCTTTTTCGCAATCTTTTCGTCATTCAAGAAAAAGTAACATCGGTATGTGTCATCTTCGTTACGATAAGTATTGCTCCTCATAATTTTTAAAGTAATGTCGCCAATGCTTACACTTTTTGTGATGGATTTTTCATAACCAGCAAAGTATTTTTTGCGTCCATAGTTTCCAACAATTTCATGCTCATCAAAGCCTTCACTCACTTCAGTCTCCATGTCTTTCAAAATTTTTCCGCCATCAGCAACATTGATAAGTGGGTTTCCGTAAATTTTTTCGATCAATCCTTTTAAGAACTCGATGTGCTCTTTTGCGCCTTTAATATCAGCTTTTTTATTTTTGATCCAAAGTATGTTAGCTCTTTCTATAATCTCTTCTTCTGTGTATTTATCATAGACCCACTCTTTGTAAGCGCTACCATAAACATATCTGTGGTTGTTTATGACATCTGCAATCTCATCTACTGGGATGTATTCAACTTTGTATCTATGTCTAAATCTTCCCACCATAGAAGCGCTGGGTGAACCAGATGGTATTGCTTCTATTTTCTTAGTCTCGCCTCCAATATTAAACCTACAGTTCACACCTTTAACGCCAGTAAAGTT